CGATGACGGACCACCACGCTTTCATTCGAGATATCTCAATAGGCGTCGGTGGTCCGGCCATCGGCATTCTGGGGAACGCGGTATTCTCCGATCCTCATCTCAAGACTGCATCATTGGCACTTGGCGCAATCGCCGCGCTTCTAACCTGCGCCGTGAAAGCGGTCGAACTGTATCGAAAACTCAAGAACGACAAATGAACCCTAACATCGCCTCTCTTATCCGCCACATCCTCACAGCCGCTGGCGGTTTCATCGTCGCCAAAGGTCTGGCTAGTGCCGATCAAGTTTCCGAACTTGCCGGTGCCGCCGTGAGTATTTCAGGCGTCGCTTGGTCGATTTACAACAACAAGTCGAAGAACGCTTCCAAGCCTGAATGAACTTCTTGGCCGACTTGGTGGTGAAGCTGGTTATCTGGCTTCATGCGCTGACGAAGCAGGATACGACAAATGAAGACGCCAAGAAACAGCCGGATCTTAAGCGTTCTCTTCTTGATCGTGTGCGCGAGCATGAGCGTGAGCTGCGCGAGCCGGGTGATTTACGTCCCGCACGGGGAGCCGGTGAGGCTGGCACAGAGCGTAAAAGCTAAGGTTTGGGTCGTTGACGCGAGCGGCAAATCGGTGCGTAGCCAAAACCGCATTACCATCCATGAAGGCTGGTACGCGCTTCCGAAAGAGTAACTGACCTAAAGCGAAAAGCCCCCGGCGGTAATGAAAACCATCGGGGGCTATTTGTTTTTAAACGTAGCGGATCAGCGTCCTAACGACTTCAAGACACTCGCAACGAAGTCCTCGCTCTTGGCAGCATTCGTGTTAGCCGGTCGTGAGCCGCCGCCACCCGTTGCCTTAGACGTAACTCCCGGCTCGCTGCCACGATACTTCGCCAGTTCGGCTTGCAGGCGTTTGTTCACCTCGACCTGAGAATAGAGAAGCTCGCGGTATTTAGGCGCGGCAGCGGCCCAAAGAGCGGCCTTTGCGAGGTCTTCTTCGCTGTTCTCGCCATTGAAGATCTGCTGCGCGAGACTCAGACGCTGGTTCAGCTCGCCGTTCCATTCCTCATCACCTTCACGCGGTTCGAAGATTTCAAGCGCGCGAGCATTCTCGCTCACCTTCTGCCAAGTCTTGGTGGCCGACTCCAATGCGGCCTTCGTACCCTGCTCGTTGTCCTGCTGGTACTTGGAGATGATGGCGTCGTAATCAGCCTTAGCCTCGGAAATCTCGGACGCCTTCTCGCCGTTAATCTCGTCGTACTTGACTATCAACGCGCCGAGCTTGGCTTTCTTGGACGGGGAAAGACCTTCGACAATGTCGTCGATCTGCGAGTTGCGATAATCGCTTTCGGGCGACTTGAGTAGGCCAACGAGCCTCTCGCCATCGGTTCCGACAAGGCTCTTCACGGAATCAAAGACGCCATTGATCTTGCCTTCGTACTTCTTGACGAACTCGGGGTGACGCTCGACATCAAGGATGCGGACACGCTCAGAAAGCGCATCACGCTCCTGCTGCAATGTCTTAAGCTGCTCCTCGAAGTTGGGGTTGGTGGTCTTTCCAGACTTCAGCTCCTCAAGCTGCTTGGCCAGTGCAGCCTTCTCTTCCTTGATCTTGCGGAATGCGTCAGCGGCCTTAGTGGACTTGATCGTCTCGGGGATATCGGAATCAGCGTCCGTAGAAGTCGGAGTTTCGGCCTGCTGCTTCTTGGTGCCGAACATCCGCTCGATGTCCATCTCGGCTTTCGTCATCTTATCGTTAGACTTCGTCTGAGGCTTCTGCTTCGTCGCCTTTGGCTCTTCCGTAATCTGCGAGGCAGAATTGGCCGACTCGTCAGCCAACGCGGCGTCATCAATGCCGCTCGCTTTGAAAGCGTCGATAAACGAGCTGCCAAAGTCGGGAGTTTTTCCGTTGTTAACGAGAGGTGAGTTCAGTTGTTCTTCCATAATCTATTAGTATTGCTTATCGAATGTTGCTTCTGGTTCTTTCGCTGTTTCAGTTACTGCCAATTTACGAAGGTTTTCAAGACAATGCGCGTAGCCAGCGGTTACACCGGCCGCGAAAATAATGTCCGATTCCTTGCTTCCATGCGATGGCATCGGCACCGGCATGGATTCAGCGACGATGCGTAATGCCATGCGTAGGACTGGCATGTTTAGGATCTGCGCTAGTTCAGCCTGTTGGCCATCAGTCTGCCAATCGGACAGATTGATGTCAGGCAACTCCAGCAGGTTCTTCGGATTCTCCTTCTTCAAGCCTCTTAGCCAGTTGATCATACTTTGTTTTCTTGTTTCGTTTCAGTTTATGCCTCGGCGGAATTGGGTCGAGAATATCGTCCAGCTTAATCGGTTTTTCTGGCGTGACGACATCGCGATTCGGTCGGATGACCTTGGTAATTTCAAGCATGTCGCCCAGCGGCAGCTTGATGTAGCCGCAATCAACGTCGTTGATGCCGTAAGAGACGACGAATTGATTCTTCGCGGCGTCGTAGAATGAGCCGCACGGAAAGACGACCGCCGGAAGCCCCGGCCACCAGTCTTGCTGATTGGTTCCAGTCAGGATCGGCAGCGTCGTCATGCGGACGATGCGAAACGGAGGCTTTGCTTCGAATGCGTACGCTCCCATGTAGTACCGACGCTTCTTGTTTATCCACGGCAGAGAGCTGTGGAAGAAAGTCCAGTAAAGGCCATCGACCAGAATGGGGTTGGAGCCGCCACGAACCTCGCCGAATTTCCAGAGCGGGTTGAACTCGTCGGTAATGTATTTCGTTTCGCTCTCAAGACGCCCATTAAGGCGTACAACGACATGAGGGTTGGCCGAATACACCAGATGTGGCGCGTTGTCGTGCGTGAAATACAGCCAGTTCTTCTCATGGCCATCGTTCACCATCGCTTGAGCCAAATTGTTTCCGTAGATCGGATCGAATCTGGCCACGTTTGAAAACTGGCCATCAAGCAGGAACATCGCCTGATGCGCGTATGATTTTAGAGGAATGTAAGAGCAGCAGCTCAGTCCGTATTTGTCGCCGAACTTCAGCACGCGCGGGTCTTCGAATTGTTCGTTCGGATAGCTCGAATTGAGCTGAATAAGAGCCTTTTTTGTGGCGCGCAAATCGTTGTTCAGTTCGAAAACGGCGATGTCATTCTTCTCGATGTAGACATCATCGTCCTTCTCGCGCTTGTTCCGGCAGCGTCGGGCAAAGAGCAGGATCTTTCCGTCAGGTTCTTGGATGATTGCTGGATTGAAGTAGTACGTCCCAACTTCTTTCGGAAGTCCAATCTTGCCGACCTCCCAGTCCACTTGTTCCGCCAGAATTGGAACATCGTTTTGTGCATAACTCATAAGAAATTCAGCGGCAAATTTGACCTCATCGTATTGAGCGAGCCAGTAGTCGCGTTCCTCGCGGACTTCGGTCAGATGCTCTTCGTGTTCTTTCGTCCGTATTTCGATTGTCTTGCGAAGATCCTCGATCTGCATGAGAAGATCCGCTTGGCCATCTCCTCCGTTAGCAAATCGCTTGAGAGCCTTGAGTGAAAGACTGCGGATTATGTCTTTCATTTTCAGTCTGAAAGGTGGGTTCCATCTTGGTCTACGACCCGTGGAAAAATCGTAAAGCAATTCAGGAGATGGCGATTATTGAGGTACATCTGAATGTCCACCTTGCCATAAAATTGCTCGTTGGTAGACACCAGTGTTTCCAAGGCTTTTTTTCTTACAACGTAGCAATGAGTGCAAAAAGGCATCCCTTCAAAAAGGTTCGGTCCAATTTGATTTTTGATTTTGTCGGCAGCACAGCATGAGCCTAGATAAAGAATGTCCCAGTCATCCGGCATGCATGAGATGGCAGATTCAAGAGCATGTTTCCAATTTGGCCTAAAAATGGCATCGTCTTCGACTACCATGAACATGTCTTCTGTCGAATTCTCGAACAGCAGAGAGTTCCAAAGTATCCAGTGGGAAACGGTGCATCCCAAGTGTTCGGGCGGAATCAGATAGCCAGATCCTGGCGCATCGTATTCATACGGAATGACGGTTCTTAAGCCGGACTTTTTTCCGTTTATTCCATAGAAAATGCGGTAGTCTGAGATTCCCGCTGAATTGAGGCTGTTTTGAATAAACTGGATGCGCGAAGAGCCGCGCATCGTGAGAACAACCGTTTGCATTCAATTATTTGAGTTTTCGATAGATGGCGAAGCAGCTCTCGTTCAGATCGAAACGCGCAATAAATTCGCACCGCTTGAGGACGAACTTCAGCGCAGTCTGCGTCGATTCCCAATTCACATCATCCATGACGATGTAACCCCCAACCTTGAGCTTTGGAAGCCAGTTGACGACATCACTCGTAGACGGCCATTCGGCATGATTGGCGTCGATGTGAACCATGTCTACATCAGGAAGGAGTCGCGAAGCATCCCAAGATGACATGCGGCAGAACTGAATATGACGAACAACCTCCGCTCGGACACAGTGGCGTACAAAAGCCTCGTAATGGCCGTCCAAATCGATTTTTGACCACCATTCCTGATTGGTTGCGTTTTCATCGTCGATGCAGTCCTCTTTCTTCCAAGAGTCGATAGCATAGACGATTCCGCTTCCGTTCAGCTTGCAGGCTTGCGCGAGAGCGAGCGTTGACTTGCCCTCGAAGACGCCAACTTCAGCGATACGCTGCGGTTTGGTTTCGAGAACAAGTTTGGCAAGTTCAAAACCTTTTTTCGGATCGCACCAACCGCCCATCTTCGGGAAGTTGTCTGCGATGAATTGAACGATGTTTTCTTCGTTTCCCATAATTTTTATCCCTGACGCGCCAAGTTGGACTCGGCAGTTGCATTCGCTCGCTGAATATCAGCAGTTGTCTTTGCATTCCGGCGTGACAGATCAGCCATCGCCTTCGTGTTTTGACGTTGAATGTTGGCCATAGTCTCGGCGTTCTGGCGAGCGATTTTCGATTGAACTTCAGCGTTGAGAACAGCGGTCTTCGGATCGACACCTTGCTGAATCGCCTGAGCCTGCTGCATCTGCATCTGAGCCTGCTGCTGTTCCTGAAGCATCTGCCCAAGCTGTTCAATCGTCTGACTAAGCATCTGAAGCTGCTGCGCGTACGCATCAACCTGAGGGCGACGAGTAGGATCGGTGGACAATCGAGCCAGATGATCCTGAACGTGTTGACCAATGCCCTGAAGGAAGAGAACAATCTCCTGCGGATTGCCACCCTGCTGGAGCGATGCGGCAGCTTCGTTTGCAGCAGCCAGATGTGTGTCGATGTGAACGATTTGATTCTGTGTATCCGTGACGATTGCCATGTTTCCCTGGCGCAAGGACGAATGCTCCAGAACAGCCAGCGCGGTCTGATCCTGAACTCGCGAAGATTGGATCTGAGTCGGCAGATACCGATCCACCATTTGTTGGCCAACCTGAGCGGCGATGTAGTCGCGCAAGAGGCTGACTTTTCCACCCTCTGGCAGAGAACCAAGAAGTCCGAGCAGAGAACCAAGGAGCTGCTGCTTCGCGAACTGAGAACCTTGGCCGACCGTGCGAGTCGCTTCAACGAAGTCGATGTCTAGCATGGCTTGAACCGGAACACCACGTTCCTTGCATCGACGCTGGAACTCAATCGCATCCTTGTCCGACTTGGTAATCGGATTCAGGTTGGGATTGGAGGCTCGGTTGTACCGCTCTTCGAAGAAGGAATCGAGCTGGTTGTAATACCGACTGAGCTGCGTCTTACCGATTGCTGACTGCTGCGCCACGATGGCTTGGATTTCAGTCGCGGTTCGTGGGTTGCCAGCCGGTTTGTTGAGCGATTGGCGATACTGAGAGAGGTTGCCTTGAAGAACATTCTCAAGGTCCGCGTTGACCGCCATAGGAGCGTCCAGAACGCCAGCAATGTTCTGCTGAATGACTTCGTAGTCTGGCGGTAGAATGGCATACGGTCCTTGCTGAACGACACTGGTCTTGCTGAGAGCGTTCGGGTTGAGGGGGCGGAAGAGAATCTGCGTACGAGCGAATGCGCTGTCCACCATCGAGCAGCGGAGCCGGTTCTTCAGCTCCATCGCCTGAAGCATCTTGATGCCAAGACCCTTCACACCGTGATGCTCGCCGTCGCCACGGTCGTAATACATCGGATGAATGATCTGCTCCCACCGTTTGTAACGGCGCAGCTTCCGGTACATGAAGTTCTCGCTGTCCCGCTCATCGATGATGGCATGGCTGATCTGACCATCGAACTCCTTGTAGAAGATGTGCGACATCAGCACGACCTCTGACCGCGCGCTGAAGGTGATGTCGTTCGAGCGGAGCTGGCGTTGGAAGAACTCCCAATCGTACTGAACACCGGAGCGATACGGCTCAGGCATCGCAGCGCGGATACGCTGGCGAACGTAGTCCACGTTCCAACCAGCAGCAGTTGCAGCTTCCTCGTCCTGAATCTTCTCGAACAGATCATCGACGCCCATGCGAGTGCGGACGCAGGCCACCTTCCAGTCGCTGACGTTGGACTTGGTGCCGTCGGGGACGAGAAGGTCCGTCGCCATGATGGCCTTGCATCGCCAGTTAGAACCGTCTTCGAAGATTAGCGGACCATCACCAATGAGGACCATCTCACGCTGCGAGAGCTGCATGATGTAGTCGAAGTCCTTATCCATCTTCTGAAGACGGTCGAACTCCTCGGTAATAATCTTCGACCATTCCTCCCGCTTATCCATGTCGTTGCCGTAAGCGGTACGAATGTTGGCGTAGGTGGGAACCTCGGCGAACACATCGTAAAAGGCAGACATGGCCAACGTGAGAAACGCTTCCGACTCGCGGAAGTTGACGTTGGTGCGGAACGCTTGGTTGTTTCGACGAAGCTCGGCAGGGTTATACGGAGGATTTCCATCGACCAGACCACGGAGCTTTGCGCGGGTACTGTTCCGCAGCTCGTCGGCCATGATGAGCTTTTGGAATATTTCGCGAGCCGATGCCGCGTCGGCAATACGAGTTTCGGGAGCTTTACCCTCCTCGTTAATGGTTTCGAGCGGCAGTTGTGCTAGGTTTCCGTACATGGTCGTTTTTTCCAGCAGTGAGCTGGTAAGTTTTCGTTCTCTGTAGCGTCCGTGAAGCGGTGAAGTGTTTCAATGGGAAACCACACCATGCTCCTGATAAAGCAACCACAAAATTCACAGCTCTGAACCTGCTCGTCATACGGCGTGTTGCCGTGCTGAGAGAAGGTTTTTACGGCTTCTTTGAGGACGCGAGCGTTGCATCCAGTGCATCCGAGTGGCTTTCGGTTGAAACGGCATCCAGAGCAAATGCTTGCGCGCCGGTTCGCCTCCGTCTGATCGACTTTTCCGCCGCCAACGGTCAGTCCATGAAGCAAACTCATGCTGAACTTGATGACATCCCCGATCTGGAGCGACTTTCGACCTGCTGGCTTGGGAATTTCAACTTCGTCGTAAGCGCAGTCCGCACCGTTTTTGCAGATAAATTCCAACATCAAAACGTCAAGATTTGACGGGAGGTTGATGGCATTTGATTTGTAGTGATTACGGACGAACTCATGGAGCTGCGGCCATGAACCTGCCGTAACCTCGATTCCAGTTTCTGGAACTCGATAGAACCATCCGCCAGGAAGGCCAAGATGATCGTTTAACAGCTTGTATCCGGTGTTTGATCCGTATGTCATAAATCGTCGTAATAGATTGAATCAGCGTCTTTAACGAGCTTTTCCCAGACTTTGTCCATCTTGGTTGCTCGCGGTTCGAGGACAGCAGTTTTGCGGACCAGATCAAGCAAGACTGTAGCTGCGTCGGCTAAGTCAGGCGATTTGCCGGTTCGCTGCTTCATCACGGTCTTCGATTCGACGGATATCTTCCGCTTGGAATCGTCGAACATGCGCGCGCAGAACTCTTGCAGCGTCTCGATGTCCATTCCGCCGACCCGCTCCTCGACAACCCATTTACGCATGGAGAACCAGAGTTCCGTCACCTTGCGGTCATAAGCCTCATTGCATGGCCTACTATCCTCGTCGCTGACCGGAATGGTCGATGGAGAGCCGCCAAACTCAACGCGATGAACAACGCCCCATTCACGCGTCAGAATGTCCGCAAGACCGCCACCTTCACCGCTTGAATCGAGAGCGAACTTGTCGGGCGACACGCCCCGTTTGCTGCACTCCTCTTTGACGCGATTGGCTATCTGGTAGTGAACAGGCTCGGTTAGCTGTGCATTTGGAGATATCTGAACCACATCGCCAAAAAGTATGCTAATTTTATCGTTAGCGGTGCCAACCTTGGCAAAGCGAAGAACGCATCTGTCGCCGCCAAAGCCTGGGTCAAGACCGGCTACCGACTGAATATTCGTAGTAAACACCAACTTTCTTGTAGGTGTGTGCGTCTCGATGAGCGATTCGGACAATACCGTCTTGACCATGCCGTCAGGACTCCAGAATCCGCGCGTGTACTTCCAGAACGTAGGACTCTGCTCACCCTCATGGCGCATCGCCGACAAGACCTGATCGTGAGTGATAAGGTATGGGTACTTCGTTCGCCCTTCGCTGATGTTCGGCGACTTCATGCCATCGAAACGTCGGCACATGCCGCGTTCCGTCAGCCAATGCTGGTCCTCAATCGTAACGCTTCGCCATCCCTTTGCAGGAGTGCAGAATCGGCCGTGCGGATCGTACTTCGATGCCGGATTCCCGATGACCAGCATCTTGAACTCGCGGCAACCCTTGGAAAGGTTCGTACACGCTTCGAACGCCGCTTCAGGCGTATCCGTTGCTTCGTCGATGATGACCATCACCCGCTCAGCGTGAATACCCTGAATGTTGGCCACCGCCTTCGAGGTGTTACCTTCTGCGACGGCGATAGCTGAAATCGAATGGCGGTCGTCACCTTTGACAGCTTGCAACGCCATCTTCGAATCGACCATGTTGCCGGGGAATCCGCGCGATTTCCGAACAAGATCCTGAAGATTGGCCCACATACGCTTTCGGATCATCTTCGCGGTCGTGGATGTCAGGACGACGGTCGTCTTGGTAGGGTTGGCTAGCCACCAGACTGTCGCGAAAAGCGTTGCGCCAAAGGTCTTTCCACTCGCGCCGCATCCAGCCCATCCAACGTAGTCATGTTCGCAAAGGCTTTCGACTTGAGCTTCAAGCCACGGATTCCAGCTCAGCTTTGGCCATAGCATTTTCGTCGCATTCCGAAAATGTTCGAAGGTGCCAAGTCCGCCCTCGTTTGGCTGGAGTCGGTTTCGGAAAGCGTACAGCTCCAACTCCAAGTCAGGAATTTTGACGGGAGAACGAATCCCGTACTTGTGGTTTATGAGCGGTTGCTCTTGGATGTTTTGTTCTTGCACAAAAACTTGATGGATTCAGAGTTTTAACACGGTTATGCCAGCGCAACCCTACTTCGGATCTTCCTGTTCATCGCCATGCGCGACAGCGGCAACCGACTGCCAACCTTCCGGTGATAATTGCGCCGTAATTGGCGTGATGACCATCAAAATTGGCGAGGAGTACACGGTTTCGTTGTTTATTCCTGCAAATCCTCCGATTTCTTGGACTGGAATTGTTGGGTATTCCCAGATTCGAGATTCTTCAGGGGTGCTGCTTTACGATTTCGGAACCATTTCAGGCGCAATCGACGGAAGTGGAAACGCCACGATCCTGTTTATCGCTCCCGGTTCGGCGACGGCAAATTGGGCCGCTGGAACCTACTACGTTGATTTTTCGTTCGAAGTTGTCGGCACGTTTGGTCCGAAAACGACCGGAACCTACAAACTCATCGTCTGTGACGGAATCACAGTCGCGCCATGAGCAGCTACGACATTTCAATTCAATTTGACGGGGCTGGAGTCGTTTCGACGATTTCCCAGAACGAGTTGGATTACACGCTCAACCTCGTAAATGTCGTCTATTCAACTGCCCCAATTTCGAGCATCGGGCTTTCAGGCGGAAGCACTGGATTGACCGTGGCCAACTCCCCGTTGACATCAAACGGCACAATGACCATCGGAGGAACTCTTGCCGTTGCAAGCGGGGGTACTGGAGCGATTACAGCCGATTCCGCTCGGTCGAATCTTGTCGCTCAAAAAACCATAACAAGCGGAACCCCTTCGCCATCTGGCGGATCTGACGGGGATATTTACCTTCAATACACATAATCTATGGCAGACAACGTAGGATACACACCTGGAGCCGGAGCTACGGTAGCCGCCGACGAAATCGCAGGAGTCCTGCATCAGCGCGTTAAGATTGGCATTGGAACCGACGGCTCTGCTACCGATGTCTCGTCAAGCAACCCCATGCCGGTTACGGGAACCGTTACGGCGAACACAGGCTTGAGTCAGCCCCTGACTGACGCTCAGCTTCGTGCTGCCGCCGTTCCGGTTAGCGGCACCTTTTTTCAGGCCACCCAGCCAGTTAGCATCGCTGCGTCTGTTCCTGTTACAGGTCCGGCTACAGATGCTCAACTGCGAGCGACTCCGCTTCCCATTTCTGGAACCGTAACCGCCAACACTGGACTTAGCCAGCCGCTTACCGACGCGCAACTCCGCGCATCGGCCGTTCCCGTTAGTGGTCCGCTCACCGATACTCAACTTCGCGCCACTGCGATTCAAATCCAAGGTACTGTCAGCGGAACAGCCGTTCCGGTCAGTGGCACGTTTTTTCAAGCCACACAACCGGTGAGCATTGCTGCATCGGTTGCCGTGACTGGGCCTTTGACGGACGCTCAGCTTCGCGCGGCTGATGTTCCGGTAACCGGAACGGTAACCGCCAACACTCCGTCAACCGGTGCTATCGGTTTCCCAGTCCTTGCTCAGGCGACTCAAGTTGGCGGAAGCGACGGCACAAATCTCCGAATTCTTAAGACCGATTCAAGCGGGGAGCTTCAGGTTGACGTTGTTTCCAGCGCACTGCCGACCGGTGCGGCAACAGAAACCACCCTTGCGGCCGTCGAAGTAGACACCTCGGCCATTGCGACATCGACCTCCGGTATCAACAACAAACTCGCCGCGCTATCGACCCGAGTTCTCGACAACGAAGCATCCGGTTCGCCCGTCCGCGCAATCGGTCAGGAAATCTGGAACGTATCGTTCAGTGAGGTTGGTGCATCGGTAATCTCGCCACAGCTTCAAACCCCAACAACAGGCACAGGTGTTTCCTACTCTCAAGCATCCGGTGCGCTGGCTATCGTTGCAGGAACCACAACCAACGCTGAGTTCTTCACCCGCTCGACAACGTCATGGCGCGCAGCAATGCGCCTCAAGTTCTCGATTGTTGCGTCACAGCGCATTGCCAACACCAACTTGGCCGTCATGTTGGCAGACCTGATTGGTGAAGGTCTGACTATCACAATCAACTCAGCGACGAGCATCACCGTTGCTCAGTCGGGTCATGCGTTCACTTCAACGAGCGTCGGTCAATTTGTCCAAGTTGGTCGAATCGTCGGTGCCGCTGGTGTTCCCGGTCGTTACGCCATCGCATCAGTGGTTGCCGGTGTTTCGTACAATCTGACCGTTGCTGGCTGGCCGGCGTCAGGTAGCTGCACTGCAACGATCTTTGGGCATTCGTATGTCCGAAATCTTGTCACCGGAACAACGGCGACAAACATCAGCGTTGATGCCCAGCGGCGCGGATGGGCGCAGGGCGACACTACCGCAACGATCAACACGACGGCATCTCCCGGTACGATCATCACTTGCGAACTGACTGGCCGCGAAGTGTTCTGGGCCGATCAACTGCGAGCAACAACGACGACCCCAACCGTTGCCCTCCGAGCCAACCGCGTCGAAAACATCCCCGACGACAATCTGGATCTGTACCTGTTCGTTTGGTCGTTCAACGGCACGACCGCCCCAGCCTCATCGACGACATGGACGATGTCATTTTGTTCGATTGAGAAGTTCGCCAATATGCCCGTCTACATTCAGGGTAATAGGGCGCAGGGAGCAATGAATCCGCTGCCGGTGACACAATCGGGAACGGTAACCGTCAGCGGTACTGTCACCAGCAACATTGGCACGGGTACGCTTGCGGCGGTTACGTCAGCCAACCTTGGCTTTCCCGGCATCATCGCGGACATTTCTTCGTCTGCAATAACGTCCTCCACCACTACATCAGCTTTCACCCCGACGTTCGGCACTTGCTACTCGGTCGGCATAGTTGTCACAGCAGTCACCGGAAGTTTTGCAACAATGGATGTTGCCATCGAGGAATCCGACGATTCCGGCACCAACTGGTTCAAGGTCTACGACTTCCCGCGAATCACGTTAAGCGGAGCGTATCGTTCGCCAATCATGCGCCTGACCGGCAACCGTGTGCGGTACGTCCAAACGCTTGGCGGCACTACACCTTCATTCACTCGTGCAATCAATCGACTGCAGGCCAGCACCAACAACGAGGCAGTGCGCCAGTTGATTGATCGAACCATTAATACCAACACGCTCAACAGCACGACGCCGAGCCTTGACACCCGCGATTGTGGAAACCGCGCTCAACTGGTCATCAACGTCGGCGCAATCACCACGACCGCACCGGCTATCCAGATGGAAGGCAGCGACGACAACGGCGGTTCATGGTACAGCATCGGAACGCCTCTGACCGCTGTGGCCAGCTCTACCGTTCAACTGACCGTCACGGACATCAACGCTGCTTTGATGCGCGCTAGGGTCAGCACGGCCGGTGTAGGCGTTACGGCTGGGTATGTAATGATCAAGGCGCACGACTAATTCAAATGCTCCTAACGCTCCTTTCAAATCAGGGGACGGTTGCCAACAAGCTCTGGATTAAGGTTTCTGGAGTTTGGAAGCAGGCTGTCGTCTGGATAAAGGTGTCGGGAGTGTGGAAGCAGTCCACGCCGAAGATTAAAATTGCAGGAACGTGGAGATAAGAGGAGGCTGATTTCAAGATGAGCTGCACAAACCCTGTCATCGTGAACATCCCAGGACCGCGCGGCGCGGCTGGTACGAACGGGACGAATGGGACGAATGGCGTAAATTCGTTCTCTGTAACGACTGCTTCATTCTTTGTGCCAGCCCTTGGCGCGAGCGTTGTCGTTCCGGTTTTGAACGCGTCGTTCTTGCCGGAGTCTGTTGCTGGCCAGTTTTTTGTTTCAGTTCAAGGTTGCGGATACCTGCAAGTTACCGATGTCACCGGATTAAACGTGACGTTGCAAAATCCGGCTGCTGGAGTCTTGAGCATCCCGAATGCTGTTCCGACTACGCTCATTCCATCAGGCTCGCTCGTTACGCTCGCTGGAGCGGTTGGTCCGCAAGGTCCGGCGGGTGCTGCCGGTGGCGCGTCGTCCGCTGGAACGTATATCGTACGCACTCCAGATGTGTCGATTCCGAGTGCCACGGCTCTTGATTCCCTATCTGCTGGTTATCTTAAGACTCAAGGATCTGGCGGATCTGGTGCTGTTTCGACTATTGCTTCCGTTCCTGTAGGCGACATCAGCGGAGTTCTTCCGATTGCGAAAGGTGGAACGAATCTGTCCGCCATCCCAACCAATGGCCAACTTCTGATTGGTAATGGCTCTGGATTCACGCTGGCTCAACTTACCGCAGGATCGAACGTCACGATTACGCCGAGTGCTGGGGGAATTACCATCGCGGCAACGGCTCCTGCTTCGACGTTTAGCTATGTCACGTTTACGCGGAGGGTGACTGGAACCGGGGCATCCGCTCCGAATGTTGTTGGTCCTACGGCTGGTAGTAATCCGTACAGCACGTCTGTTTACACTGGGGCATCCTACGTTGGCCTTGATAGCGCATCAGGATTTACCGCTTCAAGCGGTCGATTTACAGTTCCATACACTGGGTACTACAGGATTGACGCATATTTCAACCTTGTAGCAGACACAACTACAGCAAGCGTTAATGTTTACATTAGGAAAAACGGTTCAAATGTTTTAGCTTCAAAAGCATTTAACGTAAACAGTTCTGGTTATCATCCGATTAGTTTAATGTATATTGATCAAGCATCTGCGGTTACCGATTATTATGAAATAATTGTTGGAACCACGCAGACGCTAATTGTTGACAGCGGCTCCTCGTTCTCCGTTCAGCGGATTCAGGCTTAAACCATGAGCGAACGCGCACCACGGAGGTACACGGACGGATCTGTCACCTTTGAGGGTGGCATTGATGCCGGTGTAATGCCGTCTGAGGTGGAAAAGAATCAGGTGGCGTTCGCTGTAAATGCCAGCTTCCGACAGAGCTTCATCTCCCCTCGCCCCGGTTACGTTCAGAAAGATTACAATCTCTGCACGACGGTTACCGCAGACAACGCCGAGATTACCGCAGATCAGACCAATGTAACGGCTGATGGGTGGTCAGAAGAATGTTACGGTTCTCAAAGCCTGACCGGCACGTTCCAATGCGCGCTTCCGTATATCGGAGACAATGGCCAGACGTTCATCCTGATGCTGATCAGTGGTAAAGTGTGGCTTTACGACTGCCTTCAAAACAACGCTCAGAATCTGACGGTTTCTCCAAGTCTTGAGAATCCTTCCAATCTGCTCGACGGCTGGATGGTTCAAGCCGAGAACTTTGTCGTCATTCAGGATGGGTTCAGCAAGCCGCTGATCTTCAACGGAACGAATCTGCGCCGCGCCACTGACGACGAAATCAAGTGCGGCAAGATTATGGCCTACGTCAATGGCCGCATCTGGTACGCGCTTCCTGACGGGTTCTCTTTCCGCGCTACGGACATCGTTTATGGGGATGGAACGCGAGCGAGTGTTCTCAAGGAAACCGAGAACACCTTCCTCAATGAGGGTGGAGACTTCGCGGTTCCGTCGGATTCAGGCGGCATCACGGCAATGGCCGTCCCCGGCAATCCAGATACGTCGCTTGGACAAGGACCGCTTCTCATCTTCACGCCTCGCTACGTCTTCAGCGTTCAAGCTCCCACAGACCGTGATACTTGGAAGAACCTGAACTATCCGATTCAGGCAATCAGCTTGCTGACAAGCGGCGCGCTTGGTTCTCGGTCGGCCATCACCGTCAATGGCGATGTGTTCTACCGAGCTATCGATGGCATCCGGTCGTTCATCATTGCTCGCAGGTCGTTCAGCGACTGGGGTAATACCCCTATCAGCGGCGAGATGACGCCTATCGTTGAGAACGATCAGACGAATCTTTTGTGGGCCAGCTCAGCGGTTGTCTTTGATAATCGAGTGCTGATGACTTCTCAGCCTCGTTTCAATTCTGAAGGCGTGATTCACAAGGCTATATCCGTGTTGGATATGGAGCTTGTCACATCGATGCGGAAGAAGGCTCCTCCGGCATGGTCAGGAATCTGGACTGGGTTGAACATCTTGCAGCTCGTCAAGACCGAGAACGCTTACGGAGACAACTGCTTTGCCATCGCTCGCGGATCGGATGGTTCAATTCAGATTTGGGAAATCACCAAGTCCAACAAGTTCGATTCGAATCTGTCTGATCCTAGGAAGGAAATTGAGTGGCAGGTGCAGACTCGCGCCTACAACTTCGAACTTCCGTTCGGACTGAAGAAGCTCGATTCGGGCGACATTTTCATCGACTCGCTAAGCGGTTCGGCGGCGTTCTACGTTCAATATCGACCAGACCAAAATCCCGGTTGGATTGAATGGGCCGACTGGACCGAATGCGCGATTGTCGATCAGTGTCTTACTGGGTTGTGTCCTCTGACAAACTTTCAGCCGCAATACCGGCCGAAGATGCGGCTTCCAACTCCTGGCGACCTTGCGTGTAACGAGTCCATCAATACTCCGGCCAGAAACCTGTACGAGGTTCAGCTCAGCATTGCCGTTTCAGGCTATTGCAGAATCAAGAGCATCCGCGTTCACGCTTACGACGTTCAGGAATCTCCTGTTGGAGAATGCCGGACATATCAGGGATGCAAAGTTCTTGGAGGCTGCGACATAGATCCTTTCACCTACACATCGGAATAGCATGCCAAACCTAACCCTCATCACGCTTACCGCTCCAAGCCTTCCGCTGACGTACTGCCCGTCCAACTACCAGCAGTTGGCCAACGACATCATTGGAGGCACTCAAGCGACGTTCAACAGCGCGATTGGAAACTCGTTCTTCAACTTTGGTTCGACGACTCCTGCACTGAACAATCAGATTTATCCGTGGCTGGATGACAACGGTTTTTGGTGGGTGTTCAACGGAGGTTATTGGACGCGCCAAAATCCGGTTGCGGCCGGAAGTTCTGAGCGTCGTATCTTTGTCGGAACCACGACAGATGTTCTCTCTTACGACGGAGGTGACGGAACCGCTTATGCGGGTAATCCGTATGCTGGCGCGATGTGGGAGATTGACACGGCTTTTGACGCTCGATTCCCGGTTGGCGTTGGAGCTTTCGCCGGAAGCGGTGCGGTTGCCGTTCAAGGGACGACTACGTCTACCTCTGTTGTCGGCGAGGACAAGCACACGCTGACCGTTTCCGAAACCGCGTTCAACGAGCATACTCACGGTGTCGCTCAACTGATTGCGCCTGCAAACGACGATTACTACCTCGTCAATAAGTCGTGGAGCGGACTCGGATCGTACCCGACACAGATCCTCCAAGGTGCTGCCGGAAGCGGTGGCGGCGGTGCTGGCCCGAGCATTACGACCGGAGATATCGGAACCACAACCTCCGACAAGACCGGCAACGATAGCCAGAACGCTGTCGGCCACAACAATCTCCCACCGTTCTACGGTGTTTACTTCATCAAGCGAACTGGCCGAGTCTACTACACCAAATGAAGCTAATCGTTCAGGACATTCGCTCCACAATCGCTCGGGTCATCGGCGTATGTGTCGATGATGCGCGCGTTTATGATTACATCAATCAAGCGTGTCGAAGGCTTCTACACAAGGGGTTGTGGGCCGGATCGTACGGCAGATTCACGGTTACGACCGTTGATGGATGCATTACTTGGCCGCGTTCGATTGAAACCATCGAGGCTGTTGCTGACTGCTGCGGAACTGGGTCGGTGAGAAACCAATGGTATGAATTTCAAGAAACCGGATTTGGACTTCTTGGAAAATACAATCCATGCGCCGGAAACCAGCTTGTTGATCGTGGCACTGTTGTTTCTTACCGTGATTTGTCTGGTGGCAATAACAGCTACATTCGAGTCTACCCTGGCGACGCTTCGGATGTCGGCAAAACCATCACGCTCCAAGGATACGACGCGAACGGCCAATGGATTCGCACCCAATCTGGTGGCACATGGATTGACGGCGAAAAGCTGACGCTCGCTTTGCCGTACGTTCAGTCTTCCAAGAAATTTACCGCGCTAACCGGCGTCATCAGGGAGGCAACAAATACCGCGTCGCGACTGTACGAGTTCAATCAGGCGGTTTTCGCCGAGATTGATCTGGCAGTTTACGACCCTGATGAAACTTTGCCGCAGTATCGTCGGAGCTTCTGGACTGGCCGGAATAGCGACTGCTGCACCCAGACCGTTACGGTGATTGGCAAGATGCGCCATATCAACGCGACGAGCGTGAACGACTACCTCATTCCTCCGTGCGCTGACGCCATCAAGCTGATGGTCATGGCGATTCGTAAGGAAGAGAACGATTTGATTCAGGAAGCAGTGGCCTACGAAGCCAAAGCGGTTCAAGCTGTTCAGGAGCAGACGATGCAGTATCTGGGTGACGCTGTCGCAACGATACGCATGGTCGGTGTAGGATTAAATGGCGGTGGATTCTCGCAATGGTTCTGAACCAAAAGGATAATTTATGGCAATAGGACTTGGAGCGGCAATTTTGGGCGGAGCTGGAATCTCGGCAGCGGGAAGCCTGCTCGGTGGATTGTTCGGTGGAAAGAAGCCGAAGGTTCCCGAGCTGAAGCCGATTGATTTCGCCAAGGAGCAGCAGCAGGCGATTCAGCAGAACATCGCGTCGCTTGAGTCGGCCACTGATCTGGCAAAAAGAACGACCGCCGCTGAACAGTCTCAGCTTGAGACGCAGCTTCGCCGTGCGATTCCTGGCTATGACCAGCTTGTTTCTCAGGCTGGGCAGAACATTGCCGCTTCTCTTCGCGGTGAAATCTCGCCTGAGGTTTCCGCTCAAGTTCAGCGTTCGACCGCTGGACGCGCTTTGTCAGGTGGATTCGGCGCAGGATCTGGATTCGGTCGTGCGCTGACCGCTCGCGATTTAGGGCTGACTGGCATGCAGATTCAGAATCAGGGTCTTGCTCAAGCTCAGAACTTCATCCAGCAGCAGCGAGCGTTCGGCATGGTTCAGCCGTTCTCGGTGAGCAGCATGTTCATCACGCCAGCGCAGCGCATTGGAGCGATTCAGCAGCAACAGTCGGCCATGTACGGTCGTGATTTGACTGCCGCTCAGGTTGCTGCCGCTCCTTCACCGATGCAGCAGGCGGCGCAGACTGCGCTTACCAACTTTGGCGGTGTTGCCGGTGGCGCGCTGTCGCAGTACGGAATGTATCAGGGGTTGATGGCTGGCCAACGTGGGCCGTCGCCTTCGTACAATCCGCAGAACGATCCTGAGCTTTACGCCAATCTCTACCCTACGCCCACCACTACGTCTGAATTTTTCCAGCAATCTACCAGCCTATTCCCAGAGTACGGCTCTTCAATCTACGGACGCTAATCTTATGGCCGACGAAACTCTTCAAGCATTTCAACTCGGAGCATCGCTGTATGACCGCGCGCAGACGCAGAAGCGGATGATGGAGCAGTTCCAGCAGCAGACTGCGGAATCCGTGCTTCAACGGCAGGGACTGGAGCTTCAGAACAAGATTCGTGATATCACCCTTGCCGACACCATCGAGGAGCGGCAGGCGCAGGTTGATGAGTTCAAGACGTTCTCGGATCTTAGCAAGCAAGTTGGAAGCTATCTCGACAATCCTAGCGCAAAAGCAAAGTTTCCGGTCATTCCTGCTTTCAAGTCCAAGCAGTACCGGCTTGAGGCGGACAAGATGCTCAACAATCTGGAGAAGTATTCTGCTCGCGCTGAACTTCTGAAGGCTAGAGATAGGGCGGAAGCTACCTCCAACACACTGAGAGCATCGACGATAAACAAGGCAATCGATGCTGGTGCGTGGATAGGCTTCAATCAAGACGGAAGCCCTAACATCGACGTTCAGAAAATGAACGCATATTATGAAAAATTAGGCTCTTCAAAGATTGGTCAAACTGAAGCTAAAACTACATCACTTCTTGGAAATCTTGATGTCTCAAGAGACAGGCTAAGAATCGCAGCCGCCAATCTTGACAGGCTGACAAGGGAAGGCGCATCTAAAATTGATATCGATAAAGCGAGGCTTGAGTTTGATCAGGCTCTGAAAACAGATGAGGCATTGCTGAAAGAAAAGAGGTATCAGCTTGATGTTGAAACCAAGGGTAGAGAGCTTGACATAAAACAGCAGAATGCCGACACCGCAAAAACCAAAGCAGAGTCTGGAGGTAAACTTCCTGCTCCGACTAAACTCGATCTGGATGAACTTGAGTTTTCCGAGGCTGTTCTTAACGGAATCAAGCCGCTTGAGCCTTATCTCAGTCAGGACATTTTCGGTCCAGCATTCAACATCAAGGTGAAAGCTGGCGAAGTGTTTGGCGGTTCACTACCCGAGAAAACTGTAAATCAGTTTTATGAAAATATGCGAACTGGCGCGTTGTTCAAACGCGGTGGTAAGGCGTTGACCAAAACTGAAGTTGATCGAGTTACGTCTTCAATCGGAAAACCGACAGACGTTGGTTTCTCTAACCGCATCGACACGTTCAAAAAAATCACCGCTCGCTCAATCAAAGACCGTGTTGAGAAGCTGAGGATGCAGGGAATCACTTCCAACCCGCAATACGGAGCTTACGTCAACGAACTTGAACGTAGGGCGGATGAGATTTTGGGTTTTGAAACAGCCCCTCAACAACAGTCTGAAATTCGGTCGTTTAACTCAATCCAAGAAGCTCAGTCGGCAAATCTTCCAGTTGGAACCAGAATCTCAGTCGGTGGAAGACCCGCAACCATCAAGTAAAAACGAACATGGCTGAAATTGTTTTTGACGACGAAGTTCAAGTAACTCAGCAGCAACCTTCCGCACTGTCTACGCCGCAAGCCCCTCCGATGCGGAAGCCTGAGGTTGTTTTTGAAGACGCAGGTTCACCGGCAGCACTAAATCAAGCTGTTCAGCAGTCTGCAAAAGTCGGTCAGCAAAGATTTCAAAGCCAAGATCCGATTGTTCAGCAGGCTGACTTTTACCTCGGTCCTGACAGCGCGCGTAAATTCCAGAAGTTTGTGGCTGGCAATTACG